TCTTTAGGTTTGCCCTCTTTGTCAATCCATGAAATCGGAAGCCGGACAACCAGGTACTGAAGGATATTGTTTTTGAACTCGAACATTATAGCTTGCTCCGATGTAGCGATAAACGGATAAGGCTTTGCTTTCTCAACCTTTGGATCAAACGCGTCAAACTCAGTGATCAGAAAAGCGTTTGGATCAATATAGTTGTAATCCACATAAGCATATTCCAGAAACTTTTCAAGCGATCCGTCACCCCAGTAAGTGCTTATGCGATCCTCGACTAACTTCAGGTTCTCTTCAGGCTTTTCAATATCCCAGTCAATCACCCTGACCTTCGGCTTTTTTCTCACGGCCTTCTGAAACGGTAGTTTCGTAGAGGCAAGCGTCGGAGGGATAATTGAGTTTGTCAGTCGCTTCCGTTGCTCAAACTCATCTTCTGATTCACGGGTAACAATCCTTTCCAACAGGTCACTTATTCCGTCCCCGGTGACCATTTTATAATACTTATCCGCTAACTCACAGACACGCTTGTAATCTTTGTGTCTGACACCCCCGGCAATAATTCGCCGCAGTTCCTGAAATCCTTCGAGTTTATTCATTTGTAATAATTATTATATACCTCAACTATCAGATAATCTAGTGTATCGGAGCAATGCCCGTATTTCTGATATTTATCACCCGTTTCTTTATCAGTTACAATGTGTTTGTCTTTCGCCCCGTTAATGTCCTGTTTGACATACATCATATCCGCGATCATTAACTTACAGCCTTCATCAATGACTATCTTTATCGGTAACTTCTCTTCAAAGATACGATTTATAAAGTCACGACGTTTTGTTACTGACGGATTTTGCCGGGCCATCCGTGCCGAAGTCTTATTTAAAAATCTCCTTAGTTTAAACTCAATGATCTCATAGTGATGTTTAAACTCTTTATTCATCGTTGAACGTGCCTTGCCCGAAGCATCGCCATAATAGTAAATTGTTGACTGATGATGCGCATATCTCATTAAAATCTCATCACAGACCTCTTCTGTTGAGTTCCTGGGGTTCTGAAGGGCGATCTCATCAATGCAATACGAATACCAAATCTCCCCTTTTCGTTCAAACTGCCAAATAGAACACGAGTTATAAGGTACTGAGTTCTGATCAAAAGAAATATGCAAAGGTTTTGTTTTGTCGTATTCACATTTTGAGACGTGTTTCAGCCGGTCAAATGAAGAATAGAATTCTCCCCCGACAAGCGTAAAAGGATTTGCATATATCAATGCCCGGCCCCGTTCCTCGGTATTGTTTGCAAGTATGTTATTGATATAATTCTCCCCGACGTTGTGAACGTTATGCCAGGTTGAAGAGATACACACAAACTTGTCATCTATCCGCTTGTAAAAGAAATCCGTTTTACTGTAAATCTTCGACGTGATTTCGTCAAGGTATTCTTCGAGTTTGAACCAGGTGTTTATCCAGTCAACCTTTGCCGGTGATGTAGCAATGAACAAAGGATTATATTGCTGCTCCGGTGTTCCCTTATCTGACAATTCACCGTCAACAAGAAACATCCCTTTTTGCCTGATACGTGCAATGATTATCTCTTTAACATCTGATTCGTCCGTATCCTTTGTTTCATCCAATACAGCCCAACCAAATTCTTTTCCTTCGTGTGATGCTGCCCGTTCAAGTGAACCGATAAAAATAACACATCCATTGATAAAAGAGATGATCCCATAATAGTCATCAAAGTTATGACCTTCGACATTAAAGTGTGACGGCGGTTTCTTCCCTACAACATAGTGACCTTCAGGATGCGATTCTTTATCATATTCGACGATTCCGATTGACTTCCAGTATTCACGAATGCGAAATAAAGTTGACTGAACGAGCTGTAAATATGTGTTCGCCCCCACAAAGCCCCGGACCTTTGGAAACTTTCTGATAAGCTGATAGGTCTTTATTCCAAGTAAATGAGTTTTTCCCGATCCAACGCCTGAGAGAAATAAATTAATCGGAGCCGTTGACTGCAATATGCTTTTTTGTGGGGCTGATACAACTTGCTCTATCATTTGATGATTATATCAGGCAATTGAGCAACATTGACCTTTAATTCTGTTTTGACCGGAGCATCAAAACCCAGCATCTTTGAAATGCTGTCGAGAGCTTTCTGTTTGTCGAACAGTTTTATCCTGATGTATTCAACCTGAATCGGTTCTTTCTCTTTTGAATCAGGATTATATTGATATTCGTACCTGATCTTTGTATCAATTTCAGCAATGGATGACTTTTGGTCGTCAGTAAGTTCGTCAAACTCTTTTCTTTGAATCCATGTATTATGAAGATCACTTATAGAAGAAAAGGCGAGTTTCTTGTGTTCATTCAAAACCCTCAATCTGCTAACACCCGCTGTTTCAGCAAGATTGTCCTGCAATTCCTTAATTCGAGCCTGAATGTTCACTTTTGTTAACAGAGTTGAAGCAATAGAACGGGCTGTATTTTCTGAATATCCTGATCTTATCGCGGCCTGAGTTCCATTAAAGTCAATGCAATATTCATAACAGAATCTTTCCTGTTTATCGTTTAATTGCAGTATATCTTCTGTTTCTTCGCTCATTTCTTCCTCTTAAAGTATTAAATCTGCCCCAGTCGTTTCTCTGCGGCTTTTCTACTCATTGGCCCTGACAGCCTTTTGCCTTTCTTTGAATAGACGATACATTTATCTTTTTTACAACGTATCACTTTTTTCTTTATTAAGAAAGTCTCTTAATAGTTGCCTGTCTTTTGGTGACATCAAAAATTCATCCCATGCCCCATATCTGCATTTGAATCCGAATATGTATTTAATGCCATACCAAAACCTGTAAAAGAAGCCCCGACCCGAAAGATGAATTACCACATTAAAAATGTCATAATTTTCACCCTTCCAATAATAAAACTTCGCCTGATGTTCGAATGAACTGCATTCGCAAATCATCATCTCGGTTTCTTCAAACTTATCTTCCATACTGCAAAGTTACAAATTATATCAATTGACTGTCAAAATCATAATTAACCGTTCCAATGTTATAAACCGGAGTACACCGGCTGACAAGTTTAATCAAATCCGCTTCGGCTTCAGGTATCTTGAACTCTCTGCATTTCTTACTAATGTAATCCAATGAGAGTGCACTGCCGTCGCGGTGCATTTCTTCAATGTCAAGTAGAATATTCGCTGCAAAAATTAAATCTTTTATTATCATCTGTAAATTCTTTTCATGCCGTCAATCTCGATCATGCTGATATCAATATAATTACTCCCTAAAATAGTACACGGGCCGCCTTCATTATCTTGGAATTCGGCGAAGTATTTAAAATAAACGTGCCAATCGGTTATGTTTGCAAATTTCGCAGCAGCAGCAGGTCCGACAATAGCCCAGTTTGCCATAGCTTCCGTGTCGTGTATTACCATAAAATCAGTCTTATCACGATATCTATCAATAACCTCTAACCTTGCTTCCCATGTACCGTTATCAACAAATACAACACCCCATGATTCAGGAACTATCCAATTAGGAGAGTTGTACAATAAATGGTTATCACTTTCAAGGTGCATGAATTTCAACAGCCAGTCAGCATTATTCTCAACTGTTACCAATACTCTGCCCTTGCAAAGCTCGTGAAGCTGCGGCGTAGAGAAGTCCCCTGCACCAAACTCAATAACATTTTTATCAGTTAGCTCAACTGCTTTAAACAATACTTTTTGATGCGTTCCGTAATTGTCCATCTCTGATTAAATTACTTATCAAATTATCCTGTAAATTTTCAAGCCCTCCGTTTGTGTCTCTGATAAACCTTCCCCACATTGGATGACCGCCGTACCAATGACACCCGATTGATTTTTCTGTAAATCGTCCTTTTTTAAGTTTAATCAAATCCCCCTGGTTAAGCGCATCGTGAGCATACACTACATCCATTGAAAGGTTAACGCCGCCAGGGATCTTATTTCTGAAATACTTATTAAACAAATCCGGACCTAAGCATTGATACGATCCGGGGCTGAAACATTCCGGGATTCTGTTTGCAAGCGTTTTAAACATCCTGCTATCCGGCTGTGCCATTACGAATCCAGTCGAATGACCATAATGTGCTATACATCCAAATGCTTCCTTATCTTCATACTGAGGTTTATTGACATATAATTCATTCATTGGTTTGAAGTAAATTATATCCATGTCAGACCATAACCCGCCGTAATGATTCAATAGGGTGATTCTCATATAATCAGCCTTGTGAACTTCTGCGCTGTTTCGAGTGAAACCATACTCACTAAAGTCAATTACCGTATGGATAACCGGTAATTTCAAAAGGTAAGGCATATAGTCGCGGCAAACAACCTTGTAACTATTTTCACCGGAACACCATGATACATTATTTGATTCTACCATCGGGGTCCATAGATACACATCCCAATCAGGATTCAAGTCAATAAACGTTTTAACCGTAAGATACCTCATGTACGGGAGCGTACCGCCACCCCAGTATATGTGAAGTATTTTCGGGACGTTTAGATTCCACATAAGTCAGGTGTTATTAAGTGTTTGGCACGATATTCTTTCAAAGGTATAAGATCATATAATACCCTTTCGTTTGCTTTCCACAAGTCATAATATTGGCTCATTTTTTGAGTATTAGGATGCCACTGGTGAACGACAAAAGGAAATTCAGTTATATTAATCTTCAATCCTAAATTACGCACTTGTCTTACAAGGTAATCATCGTCAAAACTTAACCCAAAAGCAAGCCTTTCATCAAATCCATTTAACCGGATAAGA